TAAAAAGGGCGCAGAAGGCAGGCCCAGCGCACAAGACTTCAAGGATGCTGCTAAGACTGCCAAGCCACAAAGCCGTAAAGATATGATCCGTGACAAGATGAAGGATATGTAATGGCTGACTATGAACGCAAAGACAGTAACTACAAGGCTAAACACGGTGAAGAGCCACAAAAGCTACACCCTACAATGACCGCAGGTAAGCCAAGTAGCCTTAGAAAGCTGCAACAAGACCGCCTAAACCGCAGGGCTATGCTTGCAGACAAAGTTAAAGACCTAGATAAAGAGGTAGCGTAATGACACCTATTACCCCAATGAGCCGCAAGTACAAAAAAGAAGATGCAATGCTGCGCCCTGAACATGAATCTACGCTAGAAAAGAATCAGCGTTTGCGTTTAGAGCGTAGAGCCGCAATTGCTAACAAACTTAAAGACTTGGATAAAGAAGTTAAGTAATGGATAAGTTGGCTGAACTCTTGCGCCAAGGTGCGAACAGGTTAGTAGAACTGCCTAACGATGCTAGGCGTTTTATGACCAATCCGCAAGCATTTACACAGCTAGTTACAGGCAAAAACCCTATGCCAAGGGAAACAGGCTTTGCCGCAGGTGCAATGAGCCTACCGCCTACAGAAATGAGCGTACTAGACCCTAACCAAGCACCATATATGCAAGGCTACAGTCAAGGCGAACCGATTGGATATGCAGGTATGGCAGCCCCTTTTGCCGCCCCAGCAGCAGTAGCCACCGCTAAAGCATTAGCCCCAAAAGCAGGGATGATGGCTGAAAATTACATGGTCAAGCAAGGCATGATCCAGCCAATTACGGCCTATCATGGTAGTCCACATGAATTTAGTAAATTTGATTTGGAAAAAGTTGGTACAGGTAGAGGTGTTAATGCTTTAGGTAAAGGTGTTTACGCTACTGACACTGAAGATTTTGCTAAAAATTTTGGTAAAAATGTATATAAAATTGATTTGCCCGATGAAAAAATTGCACAAATGATTAATTTTGATGCACCTTTATCCCAGCAACCAAAAATAGTCATGGATTTTATAAAAAAATATGAAGATGAACTAAAAGCAGATTTTAAAAAATATGGTTATTCAATAAAAACAGATAAAACGCCTAACATTTATGACAATTACAAAGGCGGTGATTTATTTATGTTTGTTTCTGAAAAGTTTGGTGATGGCGCAAAAGCAACGCCTTTTTTGCAAGAAGCAGGAATACAAGGCATTATAAAAAAAGATAAAAGCGGCAAAAACAACGCCAATATTTATTCAATATTTGATCCTACCGATGTAAAAATATTAGAACAAAACAATAAACCAATAAACCGCAAAGATCTATTACAACAACAAATCAACAAAATAGAGTAGAATTAACTTATCTTAATCAACCACTTGGTTAAATATGAAAATTCAAGAAGTAGCTGTAAATAAGCTAATCCCTTACGCAAAGAACAGCAGAACCCACAGCCCTGAACAAGTAGGGCAAATTGCCGCCAGCATCAAAGAATTTGGCTTTAGAAACCCTATATTGGTAGACGGGGTCGGCATTATTGCTGGGCATGGCAGATTGATGGCCGCCCAAAAGCTAGGGCTAGACAAAGTACCCACAATTGATTGTTCAGATATGACTGAAAGCCAAAAGAAGGCTTATATCATCGCTGACAATAAGCTGGCATTAAACGCAGGGTGGGACACAGCAATGCTATCTATTGAAATGAAAGACTTAGAAGATGAAGGCTTTGACCTTGCATTGCTAGGGTTTGACGATAAAGAACTAAACGCATTGCTTGAGCCTGAAGTAACTGAAGGGCTGACAGACGAAGATGCTGTGCCTGATGTACCCGAAGAGCCAAAAACTAAGGTAGGCGATATATATATCCTTGGAAATCATAGACTTATGTGCGGGGATAGCTGTAGCATTACAGATATGGAAAAGTTAGTAAATAACCGCCAAGTAGATATGTGGCTTACTGACCCCCCATATAATGTAGCTTACGAAGGCAAGACTAAAGATGCTTTAACCATACAGAACGACTCTATGGATAACGAAGGCTTCCGCCAGTTTCTACGGGATGCGTATGTTACTGCCGATACCGTTATGAAGGCAGGGGCTGTATTTTATATATGGCATGCTGATTCAGAAGGCTACAACTTTAGAGGTGCTGCCCACGATGCTGGTTGGAAGGTGCGCCAATGCCTCATATGGAAAAAGTCTACTATGGTGATGGGTCGTCAAGACTACCATTGGAAGCACGAGCCTTGCTTATATGGGTGGAAAGAAGGCGCAGGACACCTTTGGTCTACTGACCGCAAACAAACGACTATTTTGGAGTTTGATAAGCCAAGCCGTAACGGTGAACACCCAACAATGAAGCCTGTAGCCCTGTTTGAGTACCAGATGCTCAACAACACAAAGGGTGGGGATATTGTTCTTGATAGCTTTGGCGGCAGTGGCACAACCCTATTAGCTGCTGAAAAACACGGCAGACACGCCTATTTAATGGAATTAGACCCAAAATACTGCGATGTAATCGTTAAGCGTTGGGAAGACTTTACTGGCAAAAAAGCCGTGCTTTCGGAGTTATAAAATGGCACAAGGAAAACAACATATACCCACAGAAGCCACGCAAGAACAGGTTAAACGCCTTTCTGCGCTAGGTTGCCCCCATGAAGACATAGCCACAAGGCTAAAGATTAGTGCTGATACATTGGTTAAGTATTACAAGGACGAATTAGACGAAGGGCGTATAGACGCCAACGCTGCCATTGCTGGTACATTGTTTAGCCAAGCCAAGAAGGGCAATACGGCTGCCGCTATCTTTTGGCTAAAGACACGGGCAAGGTGGAAAGAAACGCAAGTAAACGAGGTAACTGGGGCTAATGGCACAGACCTAAGAATATCTTGGGCAGATGAGTAGGGACATAAAGCTCAAATACCGCCCAAGAGCCGTTTTTGAGGACTTCCACAGCCGTAAGGAACGCTGGGCAGTAATCGTGGCTCACAGGCGTTGTGGCAAGACCGTAGCCTGTATTAACGACCTAATCGTCAAAGCCCTGCTAGAAAACAAGCCCCACGCTCAATACGCCTATATTGCGCCTTTTTACAGTCAGGCTAAATCAGTGGCTTGGCGGTACTTGGAACGCTTTTCCGAGCCAGTTATGACAAAAGCCAACCAGTCAGAGTTATGGGTGGAATTGGTCAATGGCGCACGGATTAGGCTATTTGGGGCTGATAATCCCGATGCACTCCGAGGCAATTTCCTAGATGGCGTAGTGATGGACGAAATGGCTGACATGAAGCCTAGCGTATGGGGTGAGATTATTCGTCCATTATTGGCAGACCGCCTCGGTTGGGCCACATTCATTGGAACACCAAAAGGCCACAACGCCTTTTACGATATATACAACGAAGCCACTAAAAAGCCCAATTGGTACACCAAAGTCTTGCGGGCTGACCAAACCAACCTGCTGGCGCAGTCAGAACTAGACGATGCCAAGGCAACAATGTCAGACAACCAGTACGAACAAGAGTTCTTATGCTCATTTGAAGCTGCCATACTTGGGGCGTACTATGGGCAGGAAATGCGCAGAATCACGGATTTAGAGCGCATTACAACGGTGGACTATGACCCAATGTTCCCTTGCCATACGGCTTGGGACTTAGGCTTTAACGATTCCACAAGCATATGGTGGTTTCAGGTGGTTTACGGTGAGATTAGGGTGCTAGACCATCATTCCAGCAACGGTCAATCTATACCGTTTTACATCATGCTGCTTGACCAAAAAGAAGATGAGTTTGGGTACAAATATGGCTATCATTACCTGCCACATGACGCTAGAGCAAAAACACTAGCAAGCGGTGGAAAGAGCATAATCGAGCAAATATCTGCAAAAATTGACATAAAACACCTAAAAATCGTACCAAATCTGTCAATTCAAGACGGAATACAAGCAACACGACTTGCATTAACCCGTGCTTGGTTTGATAATAGGTGTGAAGAAGGAATCGAATGTTTGCGCCAGTACCAACGAGAGTGGAATGATGATAAAAAATGTTTTAATGACCGCCCGAAACATGATTGGACAAGCCACTCTGCCGATGCGTTCCGTTATTTGTCAATTGTATGGAAAGATGAAGATAGTCCTATCCTCAAAGATACAAGCGTTAAAGGACTTCATGTCGGGCAAACGGATGTAACCCTGAACGAAATGTGGAAATCTACCCCCAAGATCACGAATACTAGGATATAAACATGGAACACACATACCAAGATTGGTACAACTGCATCGCCCAGTACGAGCGTACATTTAAAGAATGGGAAGGCAGAGCCGATAAGATCGTTAAGCGGTATCGTGACGATTCCCGTAGCCGTAACAATCCTAATGCCAAGTTCAATATCCTGTGGAGCAATGTACAGACAATTACCCCAGCGGTATTTGCACGACTTCCAAGACCCGATGTAAGCCGTAGATTCCGTGATAACGACCCAATTGGTCGTGTAGCTTCTATGATGCTGGAACGGGCATTAGAGTACGAAATTGAGCATTATGGTGACTATGCCAGCGCAATGAAGCAAGCGGTACAAGACCGTTTACTTGGTGGGCGTGGTACGGCATGGGTTCGCTATGAGCCGCATATTGTTGGTCAAGCTGGCGGTGAAGCTGGTGATGCGCCTGAAGATGGCTTCCAAGTTACTGAAGATACAGACGAAGCTGAAACCGAAGGCGGTATTTATCGTGAGAACGAGGAACGCATAGAGTACGAATGCGCACCAGTCGATTATGTTTACTGGCGTGACTTTGGATTGACAACTGCCCGTACATGGGAAGAAGTAACCGCAGTATGGCGCAAGGTTTACATGGAACGCCCTGCCCTTGTAGAACGCTTTGGCGAGGAACTTGGTGGCAAGATTCCGCTTGATACCAAGCCTGACACTTCCAAGAACTTTAATGAGAAGATGGGCGAAGGTTCACGGGAAGCCTTGATTTACGAGATTTGGGATAAAACTACAGGTCAAGTGATTTGGCTATCCAAGTCAATGGGTCAGATTCTTGATACCCGTGACGATCCGTTGCAACTTGAAAACTTTTGGCCTTGCCCAAAACCTATGTTTTCTACCCTTACGACAGACAGCTTAATTCCTGTCCCTGACTTTGTACTGTACCAAGACCAAGCCCGTCAGTTAGACACGCTGGCAGACCGTATTGATGGCTTCATTAACGCTCTTAAAGTTCGTGGCGTATATGACGCTTCTGAGCCTAGCCTTGCCCGTTTGTTTACGGAAGGCGAGAACAACGCATTGCTGCCAGTTAAGAACTACGGTGCATTCAGCGAAAAAGGCGGTATGGCAGGGGCTATTAACCTTGTAGATATTGCCCCGATTGCTCAAGGCTTGCAAATGGCTTATCAAGCTATGGAGCAGGTTAAAGGGCAGATTTACGAGATTATGGGCATTGCTGATATTCAGCGTGGTCAAACCGATCCTAGCGAAACCCTTGGCGCACAGATTATTAAATCGAACAATGCGTCAGGTCGTTTAAAGACAATGCAACACGATGTAGTGAACTTTGCTACCGCCTTGTTGCAGATCAAAGCACAGATTATTTGCCAGCATTTTACCGAAGATACCATCGTTAAGATCAGCGGTGCAATGCAACTTAGCCCGCAAGATCAAGCACTTATCCCGCAAGCCCTTGCACTTCTGAAAGACGAACCTGCTAAAAACTTCCGTATTGAAGTAACTAGCGATTCCATGATTTATCAGGATGAGCAACAAGAGAAGCAAGACCGTGTTGAGTTCTTAACCGCAGTTAGTGGCTTTATGCAGACTGCATTGCCAGTAGCGCAGGGCGTTCCTGAACTTACCCCATTGCTGATGGAAATGCTGAAGTTTGGCGTAACCGCATTTAAGGCTGGTAAAGGCTTAGAAGGATTGATTGACGAAACAGCCGACCAGTTTAGACAACAAGCCGAACAAATGAAAGGTCAGCCAAAGCCACCATCACCTGAACAGCAGAAGATGGATATGACTATGCAGATTGAGCAAGCCAAGATTCAGGCTAAACAAGCTGAAATGCAGATGCAATTGCAGATTGACCAGCAAAAGATGCAGATGCAGATGGAACTTGAGAAAGCTAAACAAGAGTACCAAGCCCAAGAAAATCAGCTTAAATTCCAACTGGAAGAACAGCGCAATGCTATGGATCGTGAGATGGAGATTAAGGTCGCTCAGATGAAGATGCACACCGAGCGCAATACTCAAGTCTTGTTAGCACACATTAACAACGGTGCAAAGATTGAAGTAGCCCGTATTGGTTCAGACGATTCTGATGGCGCACAGGCTTACATGACTGAAATGGATATGGCTGATTCCATGAAACACCCTATGCAGCCTATTGCTGATGCTATTGCTATGAGCAACCAGCAAATGACCCTAGCATTAGGTGATTTGGTCAATACCATAAACGAGAACCACAATAGACCGAAGCAGGTAGTTCGGGGTCAAGACGGTAAGATTATCGGGGTACAGTAATGCCTATAACAGTCAAGCATTTAAAGGTATCAACCGTTCCTGATGCTGGGGATGACACACTTGTAGAACCTTCAGATTGGAATGCCGACCACCAATTAACTGGTTTAGGCACAATGGCAGAACAAAATGCTAATGCCGTAGCCATAACAGGCGGCACAATTAGCGGTGTAACCATACCTGCTTCTAATGTAACTGGAACGCTAGGCGTACCTAACGGTGGTACAGGCGCAACGACTTTGACAGGTTATGTAAAGGGTACTGGCACTACGGCCATGACCGCAGCAGCCACCATTCCAAACACGGACATTACAGGTTTAGGCACAGCTTCTACTAAAGATGCAGGCGCAGCACTGGGCGTTGCTACCCTTGATGCTGGCGGTAAAGTACCTGTTTCTGAACTACCAGCCGCAGTATTGGGCGCACTTAGTTACCAAGGCACATGGGATGCAAGCACTAATACACCTACCCTTACTTCTTCTGTTGGCACTAAAGGTTATTACTATGTTGTTAGCGTTGCTGGTAATACTAACCTTAACGGCATTACTGATTGGCTTGTGGGCGATTGGGCAGTATATAACGGCACAGTTTGGCAAAAGGTGGATAACACCGAAACGGTAACAAGCGTAAACGGCCAGATTGGCGCAGTCGTATTAACCACTACTAATATTGCCGAAGGTACAAACCTTTATTACACCGATGCACGGGCTAGAGCAGCAATTAGCGCAGGTACAGGCATTAGCTATGACAATGCCACAGGCGTAGTAACCAACGCTGCCCCTGACCAAACTGTAGCTTTGACCGATGGTACGGCTATTGATGTAACGGGAACTTACCCTAATTTCACTATTAACAACACCGCACCTGACCAAACCGTAGTTTTAACGGCTGGTACAGGCATATCTACTAGCGGCACATACCCTAACTTCACTATTACCAACACTAGCCCATCACTGGGTGGTGATGTAGTAGGCCCAACAGGTGCAACGGATAACGCAGTAGCTAGGTATGACACCACAACGGGTAAATTGATACAAAACAGCCTAGTCATTATTGATGACACGGGTAGCGTAACAGGCGTAAATGCCCTGACCGCCCAAAGTTTGACTGTAAACAATAACGCTACTTTTGGCACTAGCAACAGCGACACAATTAATTTTGTCGGGCGCATAAATTCCGACTTTGACCCCGCAACTGATAATACTTACGATTTGGGCCGTGTTGGACATGAATGGCGAGATTTGTACATTGATGGAACAGCAAACATTGACAGCTTAATTGCTGACACGGCTGACATCAACGCTGGAACTATTGACAACACAACAATAGGGGCAACAACCCCTCAAAATGGTAGTTTTGTTAATTTAAGCGTAACAGGCACAACCAGCTTTGACGGTTCGCAAGGCACTAGCGGTCAAGTCTTAACATCCGCAGGTACAGGCAATACCCCTACTTGGACAACCCCAACAACGGGAACAGTCACAAGCGTTGCTGCTACGGCTGGTACTGGCATTAGCATTACTGGTAGCCCAATTACCACAAGTGGCACATTAAACATTACCAATACTGCCCCTGACCAAGTGGTAAGTCTTACGGGCGCAGGAACTACTAGCATTAGCGGAACTTACCCTAACTTTACCGTAACCAGTAATGACCAATTTACAGGCACAGTAACCAGCGTTACGGGAACTGCCCCAGTAGTATCTTCAGGCGGCAATACCCCAGCAATTAGCATGGCACAAGCTACTGGTAGCGTAGATGGCTATTTATCTGCTACGGATTGGACTACCTTTAACAGTAAAGCCCCAGCCGTAACCTACACGACTAATTATGTACCGTTTGGTCAAGGCACTACTACACCAAACCAAAACGCTAACTTTACCTTTGATGGCACTACCCAAACTGCCCCAATTCAACGGGCAAGCAACGGTATTATCGTAAACAGCCAGTCTATATCTGCAAGCTATACCATTGCGGCAACGGATAATGCGGTAAGTGTAGGGCCAGTAACCATAGCTTCAGGGCAAACCGTTACAGTTTCTAGTGGGTCACGCTGGGTAGTCTTGTAATGTTTTCAACTGCTTTTCAGGCTAATGCGTTTCAAAATAACGCTTTCCAAGTCTATGTACCGCCCCCTTCCGATGGTAGGGTAGGTGGGGATGATGCAAGCTGGACTTATGAAGAACTAAAGCGTATTAAGAAGTTGCAGCAAAAAATTGCTGAACGGCAGCGTTTGCTTGAAAAAGCCACTAAAGATGCTAATGCTTCACGCAAGCAAGCGTTTAAAGATTTAATTGACCCTGTTGCAAAAGTTAAGCAACCTAAAGTACAATCCAAACAAGAGGTTAAAGCTGATATACCGTTAGCTGAAACACAAGATTTAGAACGGTCTATAAGCTACCTTGAAAGGCAACGGGATAACATCCTTGCGGCAGTAGCTTACAGGCAAGAAGCAGCCAATATACAGGCTAAACTTCAAATGCTAGAAGCCCAACGCCAAGAGGAACTTGACGATGAGGCTGCAATATTACTACTGCTATAAACCCACACGCACAATATAAGTTAGCCTACGACAACTTACACGCTGGCAGATACGCTGCTGGATTTAGGCTATTTGAGTATCGCTGGCATAAAGACATACTTGCCAACCAAACCATTCCCTATGCAAGATTGCCTGTAGCCCCTAAAGCATGGCAAGGTGAATCCCTGCTAGATAAGACCATCGTAGTTCAGATGGAGCAAGGTTTTGGCGATATATTCCAATACGCTAGATTCCTGCCATCCCTGAAGGTTTTAGGTGCTAAAAAGCTAGTTGTTCTATGCGTACCTAATTTATTCGGTGTGTTAGGGCAAATGGAGTGCATTGACCAGCTTACCAACCTTACAGAAGATGGGCCTGCCCATGAATGCGACTACTGGATCGGCTCAATGTCGCTGCCGTACTACATTGACTGCGCTATGCCGTATGTAAAAGCCCTATTTCCAATCAGCAACAAGAAGGTAGTGGGTTCAGAAGGCTATTTTGATGCCGAACCAAGCAATATTCCCAAGAAAATAGGCGTAAATTGGTCAGCCAGCAAGGGTACTTTGCATTGGATTAAGTCTATTTCCGTAGAACACATGGAAAAGCTAGTTGGTGACGATGTTTATAGCCTAAATCCCGAAACCGATGGTGTATTTAGACCGTTGCCTGACGATGGTTGGAAGAAAGACTGGTCAATTACCGCTAAACACATGAAAGCTATGCGTGGCGTGGTCACGGTAGACACGGGAACGGCTCACTTGGCAGGTGCTTTAGGCGTTAGGTGTGTAGTTTTGCTGCCAAAAGAGGAATTTGTCTGCTGGAGATGGAAAAATGCCCGTTGGTACGACAGCGTTTTGACCCTCAGACCTGATGAATACGATCAATTACCTGAAATCATAAGGAGAATGTAATGCTTTGCCCCAAATGCGGATATTCCGAAGGAAATCATGTTGAAGTTAAGCAAACTGATGAGGAATTCTTCCTAGAATGGTGGACACCTACTATTGGCTTAGAAGCCGCCAAAGCATCGTGGCAGGATAAGGTAGCCATGAAGTCTAGGGAAGCGCCTATGGTGATGCCTGACATTGAAGGTCACATTAGCATGGCTGACGGTACATGGGTTTCTAGCCGTTCCAAGCACCGTGAGAACCTTAAGCGTAATAACTGCGTAGAAATAGGCGATGCTGTGCCAATGCAGCAAAAAACCATTGAATTCAGCCGCAAAGAGCAGGAAGCCCGTAAACGGCAGATTGCTGAAATTGCTTACTCCAAACTTTCTTACCGATAGGAACAACCATGTCAGATGACCGCAGAGAATTACTGGAAGCAGCTTTAGACCAAGCCGAAGAAGGCACACTTGAAGCACCTATTGAAAAGGAGATTGAAGTAAATGACGATCCAATCCAAGCCGAAAACGCCAGCGAAGAAAGTAGCGTTGAAGAAACCGACAACCGTGACGAAAAAGGTCGTTTCAAAGCCCAAGAAGCCAGTACCGAGCAGGATTCCGCTGAAGAATCTGACTTGGTGGCAGAAGCTAGTGATGTTCCTGACGAGGAAATAAAACGCCCTACCACTTGGAAAAAAGAATATGTTGATGTTTGGAACAAGATGCAGGAAGGCAAGCCGCTAGATAAAGCGGAGTTTGCTAAGTTTGCTGAATACGCCAACCAGCGTGAATCCGAGTATAAAAAGGGCGTTTCTGCCTATAAAGCCGAAGCCGACAATGCACGGCAGCTTACAGAAGCAATCGGTCAATTTGCACCTGAATTGCAGGCACAAAACATTCACCCCGTAGCTTGGATTAATAATCTAGGTCGGGCGCACATGATTTTGACCAAAGCACCGTACCAAGAAAGGGTGCAGATGTTCCATAGACTTGCACAAGATTATGGAATACAATTAAATCAAGATGCAGTTCAGATGCCTGAACAACAATATGTAGACCCGTATCAGCAACAGTTAATGCAGCAACTTCAAGCTACACAGCAACAAGTTCAGCAACTGTCGGCAATACGGGAACAAGAAGAAAATGCTCGGTTGACCCAAGAAATCAGCCGAGTAAGTAGTGACAAAGAGCGGTTTCCGCACTTTGAGATGGTAAGGGAAGATATGGCTCAATTACTTGAGCGAGGTTTAGCCCCAAACCTAGAAACGGCTTATGCCAAAGCGGTGCGTATGAACGATGAAGCGTACAAACTGGAGCAGGATCGACTCCTGAAATCAGTAAGTACCCAAGCATCTAAGGCACAGCAAGTAGCTAAAGCTAAAGCAACTGCTGTTAGTCCACGATCCGTTACTCCTAGCGGTCAAGTGTCTAAATCAGATGCAAAGGATAGACGATCTTTGTTGTTAGCTTCTTTAGCTGATGCCGAAGGTGGTCGGGTTTAACTTAATCTAATAAAGGAAATATCATGGCATTCGCAAATAGCGCAATCACCGATATTATCGCTACCACCATTCAAAGTCGTAGCGGAGTATTGGCAGATAACTTAACACAAAACAATGCAATTCTTCAGCGTTTGAACTCTAAGGGTAATGTACGGCCTTTCTCGGGCGGTAATGTGATCCTCGAGGAGATCATGTACAACGATCCAGCGACCAATAATGCTAATAGCTATAGTGGTTACGAAGTACTAAACATTACCCCTGATAGCCCAATCTCGGCTGCTCAGTACAGCATTACCCAATATGCTGACTCAGTAACCATGAGTGGTCTTGAAATGCTCCAAAACAGCAGCAAAGAAGCAATCATCGACCTGTTAGATGGTCGTATGCAGGTTTCTGAAGCCCGTCTGTTGAACCGCATTTCGGGTGACTTGTATGGTGACGGTACTGGTAACGGTGGTAAGAACATCACAGGTCTAGCCGCTGCTGTTTCTACTTCACCTACGACTGGTACATACGGTGGTATTAACCGTGCAAACTGGGCATTTTGGCAGAACCAAGCAACTACTGGTGCTGATTCTTCCACATTGATCCAAGCTGCTATGACTACCGCTGCTATCAAATCTGTTCGTGGCTCGGACAAGACTGATTTGATTATTGCTGGTAACACTCTGTATCAACGCTATGTTGCTTCTTTGCAAGCAATTCAGCGTATTGCTGGTGTAGAAGAAGGTGCTGCTGGTTTCGCATCCCTCAAGTTCTACGGTGGCGGTATGTCTGCTGATGTGGTATTGGGTGGTGGTATTGGCGCACAAGAGAACGCATTGTATATGTACCTCTTGAACACCGATTACATCTTCTTCCGCCCACACAAAGAGCGTAATTTCGTTCCTATCGGTGGTGAGCGTCAATCGATTAACCAAGATGCAATCGTGAAGCTGTATGGTTGGGCTGGTAACTTAACTTGCTCCAACGCTTCATTGCAAGGTATCTTGAGCGGTACTTAATCAACTGACTAATTAAAGGAAAATATCATGTCATATTCAATTACCCCTACCTCGGGCATTAACTTGGATGATGTAGTTCAGTCTACAACTCAGGTTATCGGTGCAACTACCGTGACCATCCCTGCTAATGGCCCTGCTGGTTCACAAGTTTGGGCATCAGACGGTAAGCGTTATGTATTGGGCGTTGCAGGTGCAGCTATTACAGCTTCCACAGCAACTTGCTCAATCAATGCTTCCACATTCGTTGTTACAGCTTCAGGCGGCTCTTATACAAGCCCAGCCGTAGCAGTAGCTTCAGGTGCTTATGCTTGGTTTGCAGCAACTAGTGTTTAATAGCATTTTGTAGTAAAAACAGGGGGTTACCTTAATCGGTAGCCCCTTTTACCTTTAACTTTACCTAACTACTTAGGAGATTTAAAAATGGCATTACCTTCAGATCAACAAGGAGCAGATTCACGCCTACAAGTGCGTTTTTACAAAAAATCCGTACAACAAGAGCAAGAATCAATAGACGCTGGCAGACCAATCTACAAAGACTTTGATTTTGTACATATCTGCGTTGCTGGCGATACCTTAACCGAAATCGACACCTATGCGCTAAACAGCCATAAGCAACGCTTTCCTATTCAATGGGCTAATTACATGAATAGACAGGGAGCGCATGACGAAGAAGTAGTTGGAACGCCTGTATCGGAATGGCCTTTAGTATCAAAAAGCCAAGCCGAAGAATTAAGGGGAATTAAGTTCCAAACGGTAGAATCTATTGCACACGCTTCAGATCAACAGTTACAGCGCATGGGCATGATTGCAGGTATGTCCCCTTATGCGTTCCGTGACAAGGCAAAGGCATTTTTAAATCTAGCAACTTCAGCAGCAGAAACTGACAAGCGTGAGCATGAAATTAACACTTTGAAAGAAGAACTTGCCAAAAAGGAACTAGAAACTGCTAAAATAAAGGCAGAAACAGATGCGAAGCTAGCCCTAATGCAAGAGCAAATGGCTACTATACTTGCTGCTGTTGGTGAAAAGAAACCCCGTAAACAAAAAACGGTAGCCACAGAGGAAGCCTAATATGTCAGCAACAATGCTTGAATTAGTGCAGCAAGTCACCGCTGAACTTAACTTAGCCGTACCCACTTATGTGCAGGGCAACACTAACCAAGATGTGCAGCAAATCTTGGCTTTGATGAACCGTGCAGGGTATGACCTTGTAAAAGAACACAATTGGCAAGCATTGGAGTTGGAATACAGGTTTTACACCACAGCAATCACTACAACCTGTGACACCATCAACAACACTTACGACCTGTTAAATGTTGCTGATACCACAGGTTTGGATGATACTTACTCAATCGTTGGCACAGCTATCCCCCAAGATACCTATGTCAACACAGTTTCAGGATCAACCGTAACGACTACCCAATTAGCCTCGGCTACAAGCGTTGGCGGTACTGTGACCTTCAGTAAAACGAAGTATCCTTTACCGCCTGATTATGAAACCGTTACAGATAACACCCATTGGGACAAGACGAAGCATTGGCAAATGCTTGGCCCAGTTGACGCACAGCAATGGCAATGGCTTAAATCAGGTTATATTTCGACAGGCCCTCGGGTTCGTTGGCGTATTCTTGGCAATGAGTTTCAGATATGGCCACCATACAATACCCTTGAATACTTAGGCTTTGAATACCGTTCTAAGGGTTGGGCTAGAAGCGCAACAAACCAAGTAAAGAATAGCTTTACAGCCGATACTGACACGACTGTATTAGATGACACCATTATTGTTTTAGCCACAAAACTCAAATATTTCCAAATTAAGTCGTTTGACACTACTGCGCTGCAACAAGACTATAACCGCTACTTAAATGTAGCCAAAGCCAACGATAAAGGCTCTGCAACCCTGTCTTTTGCACCACAACCAAGTGCCGTGCTTATTGGCTGGGCAAACATACCCGATACTGGCTATGGTAGTTAATCATGGCAGTCGCTAAAGGTCGTACAGCTAGAACAACATCGTTACCCTCACCTATTGGGGGCTGGAATGCTAGGGATTCATTGGCAGCAATGTCACCGTTAGATGCTGTTCAACTGGTTAATTTTTACCCTACTCCTACTGATGTAAGTTTGCGTAAGGGCTACACCAAGTCATCAACAGGCATTACAGGTGCAGTTAATACGCTAATGAACTACACAGACACTTCAACAGCAGAAGGTTATAGGCTTTTTGCTGCTGCTGGTGACACTATTTATGATGCTACACCTGCCACGGCAGTACCCGTATTTACTGGTTTATCTAACGATAAGTTCCAACATACCAACCTAACTAATGCCGCAGGGCATTTTTTGGTAGCTTGTAACGGTGAAGACCCTGTACTTATATTTGACGGTTCAGTAGGCTATTACATTGCCACAACTAGCACCGCTCAAACAATATCTAGCATTACTTTTTCAGGCACTACTGCCACATTAACAACTGCTACCGCACATGGTTTGGTAACAAATAACAGAGTAGTTATTTCAGGCGCAAGCCCAGCAGCCTATAACGGTGCTTTTGTAATTACCGTTATTAGTGCAACCCAGTTTGAATACACAATGGCTAGTACGCCAGCTTCAAACGCTACCGTAGTAGGTACATACACAGTTACAGGCATTACAGGCGTTGATTCTTCTACATTT